TTACAATATCACCTGCCTTCAATGTAATCTTTTCTTTCCCATTCCAACCTAACCCTTCAACGAAAAACTTTTCCAGAAACTTGTTCTGCTTTTCTGTTGCAACTTTAGTATCGTCATCAACTGAGAATTCTGCCCTTTCTATATCTTCCATGCAAGGGCTGTTAAACTTAATATAACAGCCCTGCCAACCTTCAAATTCATCTAGTTTTAACGTCTGTGTTAATACAAACATATCAATCAGCCTTTAAATTATTTATAAGTAACTCGCAACCGTATTTCTAACCGTAATCTTTAACGGAGTATCAGAAACACTTGGATCATCTATTGGTAACATTGTTAATCTTTGCGCCCTAATATCGTTTGGTCCACCTTCTTCTGCCCATTTTGTAACATGAACTAAAGGATATTCAAATATAATACTAGGATTGCTTGCACTACCAATTGTTCTCCCCGTGTCGGTTACAGTTACCTTTAACGCCTTTTGTGTTCTGTTCTCATAATCGTTCCTGTATGTTAAATCCGTATATTTCACTAATGCACTCAATTCAAACTTGCTTTGTTTCAATAGATTAACTGCCATGTCGGCACTTCCTAAGTAGAAGTTCCTATCTTCACCTGCACCTTCAAACGAATGATTTTGTGCTAATTCGTACAACGACTCCTCAGCATAAGCTCCACCGTAATCTGCAATCTCTGTTTTAGTATGTCTTCCCACAAACTCTCTTAACGTTGCAGATACAGTATTTGTTACTGCTGTTTCAGTAAAATATTTTCCAACTCCTTCTGTTGATACCATAACAAAATCTTGTGGCTTGTATTCAAAGTTCATAGCATTAAATCTAAACCCACTTATTACACAATCTCCTATATCTGGATCGTCCCAAAACAATGTAAAGCTTTCACCACTTCCAGCAGTAGAGCCGACTTTATAGGTCAACACGTGGTCGTAAACACCACTATCTCCACTAACAGCACTCGAACTAATCGCAAACTTATTTCTCAATATTAACGGAAGTAAGTTTTCATCTACTTTCATTTTCATAGAAACTGACGCCTGCCTAATTGTAGTCTGTCCTTGAGATACTTCATAGTCAGACCCCAACATGCTAGGGTTTTCCACGTACATCACCTGAGGGTCGTAAGACAACTCCACGTTTGGAGTTATATACCTAGTACCTGTTGAGGCGGTTAACGGTGTACTCTCCTGTGCAATCGCAAGGGTAACCCTTCTCAATATTCCTTGAGCCATTTTTATTTAGAATTAAATTTATTTTCCGCACTTTTAAACAACAGATCCGCTTCTTTTTCACAACTTGCTAATACAACAACCTTCACGCCATTAATTATTCTCATAAATGTTGTCTTCTTGTTGCCAGAAACCTCAGCCTCTTTATTAACTACGCTTTTCTTTTTCATATTAACACCATAAAATTAAATTCGCAACTATCACCTTAAATCAGGAGCAAGTGGCGGTTTTACTTGCTCCCTACCTTGCAAGGTCTTATAAACTCTTTACACTCAACTGTGTAAAACAACTAAACTCAATCACCAAATATAACATCATGCCATTATTACCCTGTTCAAATGTCCATCTTCCGTTGCTAACCGTTGTCTTGTAAATCCTAACTCCTGATACTATACCTACATTGTTCGGTACTTGTTCTATGTATCTCGCTATAACATCTTCAATATCGCATAATCTATCGACTTTTAAATCTATTGTAGCCTGTGTTGCATCGGCTTCTATATTCTCATATACAATTAACGCAAACTTCAATTCCCTATTGTCAAAATCTATCATCTCACTATCAATGTTTAACCCAATAGGTACTATCTGTGCAGATGGTAACAACTCAGGAAAGTCTAAATATATACGCTGTACATCGTTGAACACACTATTGCTACCGTCGTAATGTTTCAACGCCTTAATCTCTGTTACTAAATTGTCTAATACTGTTTTTCTAATCCTTGTGAAGCTCATTATTTAACTCCCTTGAAATAAACTTAATCACATTCGGCTTGGCTGTCTTTTCGGCTCTTTCCGCAAACTTATTAGGTTTCTGTGAAATTGCCCTTCTTTTAGCCAACATCTTAAAGAAAGCAATGTCCTCTGGGGTATAACCAGCCATTCTTGACCAATTTCCACGACCCCTATCTGACGTTCCTTTATATTTTCCAGTTCCTTCGTGTACCGCTATTGGATAAGGAAATCCACCCTGCTGTGCTGTGGTTGTAATTGTATATTCTAGTTCGCTCTTTTGTACCGTTTTAATACTGTTCCTCAACAACCCATCGTTAACAGGTGCCTCAATTTTATATTCCCTTTCGACAAGCATCGTACTCGCCTGTAAAATCTTTCCCAAATTAACTTTGCCCGTTCTGATCGCTTGCCCTAATTTCTTTTGTACACTAACTTCTATCATTTCTTGTACAATATAATTTTGATAAAACTATCGTCATCAACCAAATCCTCTTGTATTCCTACTCCTCGTACTGAATACGTCCCTGTATATGCACTTGTGCTTCCCGTTTCTATCGTAATTTTATCCCCCTCTTTAATGTCAATGTTCGGATTACAGTACAAATGATATTCTTTGCCCCATTCGTCCTCTGTAAGTGTTTGAGATTGTACACTAGGAACACGCACAATGCCCTTATTTCCGCTTGAAACTGTACTCTGGGTATCAATCCTACTCCCCGTGCTTGTTGTGGCTCTTTTTACGCTAAATAAAGCGTATGTAGGACTGTTCCAAAACTCCTCTATAAAACTCATAACGATATACCCCTATATTTATCTAAAACACCGCTCCACGCAGTTATGTCTACATTCGTTGACTTATAGCTTACGCTAAAATCGCCTATTTTCTTGTTAGAAACGCTTCCATATCCCTTCGCCGTTGCTCCAGCATTTTGATATAAAGCCTTTGTCAATTCTAAAGCCACTAATTTAATATCGTTTGGACATGTAGAATACCCTGCAGTATAGTTTGCCTTTAATCCTTGCTGATAATCAGATACGTTCGTGTAGAAAGTAATCACTCCAGTATTAGCCTCGTAAGTATAATCAGTTCCACTTGTCAATGTGGTACCGTCCTGCGTAATACTCAACGAAGCTATCGGATAATACAACGTTCTTGCATATTTATATTTAGGAGCCAAATCAAAACTAGGTATATACTGCAAATCAAATCTGTCAACAATTTCTAATATCTCATTTGAAATACTTACTTGGTCGATTTTATTATCTATATAATTCTCTATTAATCCTTCTGCGTAGTCTATTAGCGTACCAATTAAAGTATCGTCAGTACTTGAAGTAACACCCATAAAAGCCTTAGCTTCTGAAAGACTTATCATTTATTTTCCAACCAACTTAAATACGACTTGGTTAACACGCCATTCCAAAACGCTTTTTTGCCAGTTTCCTCTTCAAATTTCTCTCTATTCTGATATGTATCTACAGATGTTTCTTGTTTGACAACTGGTTTTTTCCATACTCCATCATTTACAATAACAATATCATTTTTATATTGACCGTAGTCGCCATCGGCCATCTCGAACACATCACCAGCACGATGATATACGTTTTTATATGCAATTTGCCACTTTGCTGACACCAACATTTTTATAACCGCTTTAAATTAATTTCACCACAAGTAGGAGCCGAAACTCCCACTCTGTGGTAAAACTAGTTTGTGGCTAAAGTTACAATTCCTGTTTGTAATCTTGTGCAGAACGCAGTCCTCTTAGTCACCCTCAAAGCTTCCGCATCTTGAGTAATTAAATTCCTTGTAGTTCCATCACTCTCGGTTACTGATCCTGAATCGAATACTTTAACGGTCATTCCCCTTCTATCACCAATAACAGCTGTCTTTCTCAAGTCTGTATAGAATACAAACTTAGTTCCTGTTGCTGTAGATGATGGCATACTCAAGCAGGTGTAAATTGGCTTTCCAAATGCACTTGCTGGCATATCGCTTGATGGTACTGGAGGTAATATATAGTGGTTATCTGTACCCTTTTTGATTCTCAATTGTCCGTAAACGTAAGGACTCATGTAGAAAGCCGCACTTCGGTTGCTAACATTAGAAACATTCTCTAACGATACTATCATTGCTGATAAGTCATCAAAGGTAATGTTTGCAAACGTTGTTCCAGAGATTAAGCTATTTCCAGTTACACCAGAAACAACCATTAAGCCCTCGCTACCAGAAGTAGTCCCATTAATGAACTCATTCTCTTCAGCTTGAGCCATTTCCTCTGCAATAGTCTCCTGAATCTGTTGAATCAAAGAAACTTCACTGTCCTCAAATACTTCGTTTGACCAGTCTGTAATACATGCATATTTCTTGGCAGTTAATACAGGCTCTGCGAAGGTATTTTGACTTCCTGTTATGGTTGTCAATTCTCCAACTATATGTACAGTTGGATTTCCAGTCAATGAGTTAAGTCTTTTGACATCTGTTGACATTGGAATTCTGGTTGCATTTTGTCGAATAACTGAGTAGTCATTCATTAACCTTTCAATTGTTCTTTCAAATTCTTCAGGCACTAAGTACCCACCAGCTGAACCAGTTCCTTCGTTCAATGCCTTTGCCCTACTCTCGTGCATTTTCTTGAGCGATTTCACGTCCCTGTTGCTCCATGCGTTTAAGAACTCTACTGTTTCATTTCTCTTTTTTGTCTCTACTAATTTGACTTCATCTTCTTTGTTTCCGGTTAACTCAAATTTCTTTTCACGAGCCTTCACACTCTCTGCCTGTTTTGCAACAATTTCTTCGACTATTTCTTTAAACTCCGTTTTAGTCATTAGAGCATCTGCTTCTACTGTTTTTTCAACAGCTTCCACTTTCTTAATTCCGTCTGCCATGATTAAAATAAACTAAATAAGACCCCGCCTAAATAATACCGCTTTTTACTAACTCTTCTATCATTTTAATTGCATCTTTACGTGTTACGTATGCAGGGGTCTCCTGCTTAACCTCAGCTTTAGGGGTCTCCTTCAGCTTGGACACAATTAAATCATATATACTTTTTAAATCTACTAACTCGTTACCAGTTTTTTCAAATCCTAACACCCCACAAAACTCTTCACTCATGAATAATTTTCTGTACTGCTTTATTTTAGGATGTATTTCCTTATAGTTCAATAGTTGTCGGTACTGTTTCTCGGTTAGTTCATCGTCTAGTTTTTTAAATTCCTTTACGTTACTTACAGCCTCAACGTTGGAAGGTACAGTTACCCAACTGGCTTCTAACATTTCCCAACTCTTTACCGTCTTACTTTCTAAATTAAATCCACCGTCATTAACTATAAAACTAATACTAACACTTCTTACGTGTCCGTCCTCTACCATTCTTTTTAAATATTGTGCTTTGGGATGTTCCGCAAATACTGGATTTGCTAATATCTTATCGTTAGTTTTTCTTAAATTTTCCCAATGTCCCATCACATCTTCAACGTCACCGTATATCATTCTATGCCCCCATAACATGATAGGATTTTTACTAAAGTTCCTCAAATCACCACCTTTAATATCTACTATCTCGCCGTCCCTATCTCTAATCTGTTTGCTCAACGTAACCTCTATTTCTTTGTCTACTTGCTTAACCTCGGCACTAAAAAAAGCCTTATTGATCAGACTTTTCTTTTGTGGTTTATCATCTTTAGACTTATCGCCTTTCTTGTCCCATTGTGCAATGCAAACCGCAGAAGCTTGGCCCTGTGGCATGCCTTCACTTACTTTCATAAAATCTTCTTTAGATTGTTCTGGTTTCGGTATTGGTATTGGCATTTTCTGTAAAAATCAACTTATGTAAACAATGTTATCACTAAACACGCCAACTCGCAACTATATAATAACAGGTATTATCGTACACCTGCAATTAATGACATTTCCAGCACTTCCCGATGGATCTCCTGGTGCGGTTAGATATTCACCACCAACATTAAACTTCTGTCCCTTCACTACTTGCTGTCCGTCTGCTTCTGCGTGTGCATCCCTCACAAACCTGTCATGAGCAGACAACCACTCAAATCCCTTTACATATTCGTTTTCTGCGTAATTTCTTCTACTCATCTGATTAAACACTCCAGTTACGCTCGTTCTTGCCATAGCCTTCGCCCTAGTCTCAATCACACCGTCTCCATACGCCCATCTGTTGAACTGTTCCGCAATCACGTTCTTAATTTCTTCTACAGATAACTGCTTCTCTATCCCGTCAGCAACCAGTTCAGTAATCTTATCCTTTGTGGTTTTGTTTATCTCTTTTGCGAACTTGTCTAAATTCTTGTCTATCAATTTTCTTCCAGCCTCATCAATAACAACGTTACCACCTGCCAACTCGTTAGCAATTAGGTTAGCATCATATGCAACGTCATTGAATATCGGAGCAAATGTGTCTATGGCAATTTGTACCTCGTTCTTATAATCAAACTCAAAATCGAGACTAATAGCCTTCTTGCTCTTTGGGAACACCTCCTGTGTTACCCTCTTTTCTTGTACGTCAAAATATTCTTGTGCTATTTTTACAAACCTATCTTCAAATCCGTCAAACTTATCTGCAAAAAATTGCTTTAGTTGCACTCTCTTGCTTAACATCGCTTCTTTAACGCTTGGGATAGACTTAATACTCATCTGTACCCGTTTTAACTCGTTTTTGATACCTTTAAGCGACTTCTCGTTATCGTCACTGTCTTTTTCTGGCATGTTTTCATTATTACCGTCATTTGTGTTTTGAAGTGCCATCGTTGGGAGCTGTTGAGGCTTCTTTAGTTCGTCTCCATCATCCATCGTCCCGTAGCCTACCTTCTCTCTGGCTTCGTTAAGTGTAATAATTCCTCCTTGATATAAAGCGACCGCAACGTTGCTGTCCACTTGTTCGTCTGCTTCAACTGGATCGGGAGACTTAAAATATATATCAACACTCCTAGAAGTATCAAAATACTTTTTAATTAACTGTTCGTTGTACACGTCTTCTTCTGCCAACAGCTCTGGCTTGACCGTATATCTCTGAAATATTCTTTGTGCTTCTAAAGAGTTACTAAACGTGCTGTCGGTTAACCCCACTAATGGCTTTGGTACTCCGTGAATTGCCAATATCTCTTCTCGCATGGTGACTAGACCATTTGTGAAGTCCAAATCTTTCTGTGAACTTGTTATTCCTATAAACTGTGCCATTCTATTAAGTATTCCCAGCTTTCCTGCGTTATCTACACCGCCGTATTTGTCTTTAAGCTCGTTTTCTATTCTCTTCTTTTCGTTCCTGCTTATACCGTCTAAAACTAAAAAGCCCTCTGGTTTAGCATTGTTTCCAAAGAAGTTCATGTTAAATTTACTGGCTAACTCCCAAGTATTATGAGGATATCTGGTAGCCTGTAATACTCCTTTCCCTCTAATCCAATTCTTCGGGTCGGGATCTTTAAATTCAATTATATCCTCCCTATCTATGTTGTGATATTGCCCATTTGCATCTCTGTATTTGTAATATTCAGGTAATCCAAAATTATTGACTACAACGCTAACTCTGGTCGGGTCTAATATATAAAAATCGTACCTGTTGTTAGGATTGTCACTATCTACAATATACCAGAATGCTAATCCAGATAATCTCCTGTGGGTAATGGTTAAAGCCCTCGCTTGTCTCAATGTCATGTAGTCATTGAAGTGCAACAAATCATTAACCAGTGGAAACTTCTTGTCTAACTCTATTTCTTGCTCACCAAACTTTCGATACAGTGGTATATCATATGAGCTTACAGCGTCTGCAACGGTCTTAATAGCTTTATAAGTCCATCCGAAATACTGGTCAAAATAATTCTGAGAGTCTACCAAGTCCGAGTAATCATCCCATTGATATTGCGTACTAACTGAAAACTCTGGAGACTTGGTCTCCTTCTTTAAAACATCTAAAATGCTCATAAAAACTTCCGTAAGTTAAAACACCGCCCTACAAAAACGTTAACTCTGCATCTCTCGGCTCCTTGGCTATAGAATATGCTATTAAAGTAGCATCTCCAATATCAGGAGAGTCAGCGGGATCAGCCAACTTAACACGCCCCTGAGAGTCAAACTCTTCTGCGTAACCGCTTAAATCTCTATATAATCCATCGTGCTTAGGTAACGATACAAACCCAGCCCCCATGTCTTGTCTAAAGTTATCCGCAACCTCTGCCTTTCTATTGGCGTACGTCTTCTTGTTGTCGGCTTGTGCGGAAGCTATAAATTCCTCTACTTCAAACTCCCCATTCTCATCTAATATGTCAAATACTCCAGCACCTAAACCCAATACATCTACACCAATATATACTATTTTTAAGTCTTTCGCAATAGCCAACGCCTTACCAGCCACGTGTGTAACTGGTATTTTCGCACTTCCTGTATTTTCAATTATATAATCATCTATTGTGAATCTGTCCCCCCTTCTCCTACCTATAGCATATACTATCCTATCCCCTCCACTTCTTGCAACATCTATTCCCATAACTCTAATACCTCCATTCAGTATTGGAACACTTAAAGTACTGGCAATTAAATCCTCAGTAAAAAATCCGTTTTCTAATTCATCTACGAACTCGCAATCAAAAAACACTTTAATCGCTCTTTTTCCCATACCTCTTTTGGCTCTTTGTACATCTTCTATATTAAATCTACCTTCCTCAATAGCGTCATCTGTATCTATCCATACAGTAAACACCTCTGGATTATTCATACTGTCGTAAAAATGCCCCTTCCTGTGTGGATTACTTATCTCTACTAACTTGGTATGTGAACTTTCAGCTAACATTCTTCTAACTGTAGTGTAATTCTCATCGCTTAT